CGGCGGGTTCTGGAACACTTCGAGGTACTGGCGGAGTGGCTTGCCCTCGTCGCCGTCGATCAGCACGAGTTCAAACGGCTCGGCATCGCGCAGCGCCTTGGCATCCGTCTTGTTGATCGATCCCTTGAGACCGACCCAGTGCGGGATCGACCAACGGCGATGTTCGCGCAGGTTGGTCCGGGTCTCGTTGTACTCGTCCTGCAACTCGCGCAACATCTCCACATCGGACAGCGGGATCAGCGTGCCGTCCAGCGGGTTGAATGCAAGGATGAAATACGGATACCAGCGTTCTCCCAGCCGCGTCGGGTGATACGGCTCGCGCATGTACCCGGAATAGCCTTCGCACAGGGTATAGATCGTGTTGGTTTTGCGGTGCCAGACTTCCCAAATGCACAGTTCTTCCGACTCCTCATCCTTGGGTTTCTCGGCCTGATACCCCTCGCCCTTGCGGACATAGGTGGTGGCCTTCTCGGGCGCGAAGCCGAATATCTCCTTGGCCCAGTCACGCGATCCGTAGATGCGTTCCGCCATCCATTCGGCTTGCAGGTAGGAACCGAGTTCCCGGACGTTGCTGGATATGATCAGGTTCTCCGACAGTACGCGGTCGATGACCAGTCCTTCCTGCCGGACCACTTCCACCTTCTGTTCCAGCGCCATGAGTTGGTGCTTCAGTTCCTCTTTCATGGCCTCGTGCGAAGCGCGCTGGGTCTCGTCCTCGATGTCCTTGATCAGACGCTCCACGTGCCTGATGTTGTCCTGAATGTCCTCGATGCGCGCCTTGATGATCGGGTCTTGCACGATGTCGCGCTGGTACAGGACTTTCAGGATGCCCCATGCCGTGGTCTGCGTACTCATGACGTTGGCCTTGGCGCGGGCCTTGAGGTTAGCCTGAGCCGGCGAGAACTGGTTGTTCAGGATGATGGAAAGCGTGGAACAGAATTTCTTGATGGCTTCGTAGCGGATCGGCAGCACCGATTCCGTGGGGTCCACGTCGATCTGAGGATTGCGCGCGTAAATCTGCGGCACCGCGTTGACCATGGTGGAGTAGATGAGATTGGCGCGAACCAGATGCTTCTGTTCGTCCTTGTCCATCTCCTCCGAATACTGTCTCCCGCGCGCGTAAGTGCGCCACTCGGGGATCGCTTTATGGAACTGCTCGAAGTCCTTGCATTTCAGACGCGCCTTGATCAGCTTCTGCCACTTCTCGACAAGGGCTTTTTCCTCTTGCGGGATGACTTCCGCGGCAGTACCACGAACACGCTCCCGATCCTTTTCAGGATCGGGAGTCGTGGCCTTCGCAGGGCGTTTTGCCATTACGCCATCAGGGAGGCGTTGGCCGCACCGGAGGTGTAGGCCGAGGCCCGCAGGCGCATGTAACGATGCAGTTTGACCTCGCGCATGATACCGATACCGGCGGTTGCCGCCGGGACCGCGTTGGCGAGTTCATCCACCGCATCGACCCACGTGGTCAGCGTGTCCTCGTCACAGCCTTCGATGACGGCCGTGCCGACGAACACCGCGGCTCCCGGCGTATTGCCGAGATGAACAACCGCGGAGTGATCTTCCATGAACGGGGTCTTGTCACAGACCACGGCCACGGAAGCCGTACCACCGAACACACCGTTACCGACCGAACCCACGAGTTCCGCGGTGTTGGCGCCCGTGAACTTGAGGGTCCACGTCCCGTTCATGGCGGTAAGACCCGTCACACCCTGAATGCGGATGCGATCACCATCTTTCAGACCGTGGCCGGCACCGAGAGTAGCGACGATGGGGGTGGCGTTGGTTCCGCCGGAGATAGTGATACCGTTGGCGGCGGCGGCGACGGAGCCGAGACTGAGATGCTTGAGTGACATGAGAAAACCTCCATGCTCTGGCAGAGACCGGCCCTGCCAGCCGGCGCGTGATTGACGGGGACGCGCCCCCGTACTTCCCAGCGCCGCCGCGATAGTCAGCACTTACAGACGATACGGATGCTTCTTTTTACGCGGTTCCGTGGTCTGAATCAAGTGATCGAACGTCCCGGGTTTCGGGCCTTTTTCCTTCTCGTCCTCCTTGTCGGCATGGTGCCGGGAAACGAGGCTGTAGCCGGTCTCATCGGCCGCGTGATCCTCCATGTCGGTGTCATAGACCTCGGGATCGTCCTCGTCCACCTGTAGCTCCGGGACCGTGCGAATCCAGTGTTCGCAGGACTCGAACACGAAAAACAGGTCGTCCGCGAACAGTTGCTGCATCAGGGCGCAACGCGAGGCCACCGAACGCGGGCCTTGCGAGGCCGGGGTCCAGCGGATGCCCTTCTTGGCGAAGATTTCCCCGATGGAGATTTCCTTGCCGTGGCCGCTCTCGATCCAGATCGAGCGGTCGGCCGGGTTGCGCCGGAACTCGATGCCCTGCTCACGCTCGGGCTTCTCGATCTTCTTCAGCTTGTCCGCCACCTCGCCCGCGGTTTCCTTGGTGCCGACATTCGCCTCGCCCCCGTAGCCGTACACCTCGCGGTATCGGTAAATCTTTCCCGAGTCCGGGTCCATGGTGTAGTAGCCGATGGAGTACGGCTTGCGATAGCCCCAGTCCATGGCCCGCCACCGCGGCCAGTTGATCGGGATGCGGAACGGCTTGATCACGTGCTTCTTGTGATCGAACTGGTTGAAGAAGATGCCCTCGGTCAAATCCCAACGGCCTTCGAGGAGCGCCTTGCGGAGCCGATCCGGCAGGCGCATCAGGCGCGCCATGTAACGCCGGTCTTTCATCAGGTGCGGGTTGTCGGTGAGTCGCGCCGGGATGAAGCTGTACCACATGACTTCCTTGTGACCGTCCGGGAATTCCACCTTGTCGCTGAAACAGGTCGGGTCGCCCAGCGGGCCGATGCGGAACTGCCGCTTCACCCACACATGCCCGGGACCGTTGGGGTTGCAGGTGGCGCGGATGAGGCAGGGGATCGCGGTGTCGGTTGAACGCGCGCGGGTCTGCATGAACTCGTAAGCCTTGATGGTCGGCATCTGCGTCAACTCATCCCAGCCGATGTACTGGTATTCACGCCCCCAGTGACCGAGGATGTCCTCGTCCCGCTTGCAGTAGCGGAACAGGATTTTCGCCCCGCTCGGCCATTCCCATTGGTGCTTCCCTTCGTTGTACTTGGCGGAGGGATAGATTTTCGAGAAGTACAGGCGGGATCGGTCGATCAGTTCCGACAGTTCATCGAACGTGCGGCGGAACAGGACGGCGCGATACTTCGGATATTCGACCGCGTTGAAACTCTGGCCCGTGGCGTCGATGACGAGGGCATCCGACTTGCCGCCGCCGGCCGCGCCCCCGTACAGGACTTCATCCTCACCGGCTGTCAGGAACTCGTATTGCTTCGGGGTCGGTTCCCATGCGATGGGCTGATCCGCTGGGATCGATGCCTTGGCGTCATCGATGAGACGCTGGACTTCAATGGCGCTTGCGTTCATCGGCCCGGATCATGTCACCGATGAGTTCAGCCCGGTTCACGTCGCTCCCCACGTAATCCTCGGGCATGATGATGGAGGGCTGGTTGCTGCGATCCTCGTACATCGCATAGTTCTGAAGGTAGTGCATGGCCTTGGCCGCGAGGAGTTCCGCCGGGGTCTGCGGGCCGCGCTCGATATCTGGCTTGGTGTCGAACGAGGACGTGAACTTGACCGTGGCGTGTTCCGGGTCCACGTCCTCGATGATCAGGGTAATCTTGTTGCGCTTGTGCATCAGATGAACGTCTCGATCTCGTTCAGCAGTTCGTTGATGTTATCACGCAATATCTGTCCATACTCGATGCGCTGCCGCAACTGAGCCACAGCGCCGTTCGGCTCAGGGGCTTTCGGATCACCGAGCGTGCCGCCAATCGGCTTGTTCAGCTTCTCGATCTCTGCCCGCTTGCCATACAGGTTGTCACGGATCACCGCGAGACGCTTCTGGATCGTGGTGAGTTGCTGGTTGCCGGTGTTCAGGCGATCCAGTTGCACTTCCAGTTCGCCACGGTCACGGACTGCCTTGCCTGCTTGTGCGCCTTCCATATCTGCCTCCAATGGTTGAGTTGAGAAGTGTCAGCCTACACACACAGGGGGAGTTTGCCCATGTGCCGGGTCCGCTGACCGATGCCGCGCTCTGAGGACTGAGGACAGCACCGCCCGTCCCTTGGCTTACAACTATCCGGAGGTGGAACCCGGATAGGTATGTCCAGTCATCTTTCCCTTTTGGGGTTGATGACAGCGCCTTAACCGAGCCAAAGGATGCGGAGGCGCTGAACAGTTCGTTTACGCCGGGTTCAGCAGTTCTTCGCCTTCCGGAATTCCTTCCACTTCGGTCACGGTCAGCATATCGTCCGGCATGTCATCGAAGCCGCGATCCTTGAAGGTCTGGCGGGCGGCGTCCACGGTCTCGCCCTGCACGTAGAGCGTGTCCAACACCCGATCACCTTCCTTCGCCTCGAACTTGAATACCTTCATGGCGTTCGGTGTGATCATACCGCCACCGGCAACGCCGCCATGCAACAGCGTCTCGTTCCCCGCGCGCGTGAGCGCGTCCAGATCGTCGGTCTTGGTGTCGCCGGCATAATTGAAAACCGCACTGTTGATCGAATGACCAGATTGCTTGAGATCATGCACCAGTTGTGCCGCCATCACGTTCGCATCCTTCGGATAATCCTTGTTGTGATGCGAACCTACGCCAGAAATTACAATCGTGTAGTTACCCATGTTGCGCCTTCTCCTGTTGGTTGAAAGTTTGTTTCCAGAGTCCTACCACAAGGCCAATCGTTGGCCGGTTCCGCGTGAACGGGACACGGATCAGGAAGCCATGACCGCGCCTTTGCTTGCCGTCCTTCTCTATGGTGAATGCCTGATCGATCAGCGGTGCGCCTTGTCCCTGTGGCGCGATACAGGCATACAACCGGCCAAGCGATATAGCCCTATTGAGGATTTGCACGTCAGAATCGCATCGCGCCGAAGATCATGTTCCTCGGCGGGTTCTTCGATGTGTCCGTGTTGTGATTACAGACACGCCGGCAGTTCGACCAGTGATCCAGACCGACCGAGAAGTGCTTCCCGAGATCGAACCCGGCGGCAAGGTGGAAGTTGGCATTCTGCCCTTCCCCTCGCAATGGGTCTTGCGCGTAAGCGGGGCCGATGGATAGCTTGATCGGGCCACCGAACGGTTTGAAACCGTAGTCCACGCCGACGATGATGTTCTCGGGATCGTTGCCTTCATAGGTTCGGACCACATACCAGCCCAGCGACTGGTTCATCACGGTAATGTCACCGAACAGCTTCACGGACTGCCCGCCATCATCATCGAGGTGCGAGGCCGCGGCGATACCGAGATCGGCCCGGGCCGGCTCGGGTGCGGCGAAGGTACTCAGCACGATACAGAGACCCACGAACAGGATCATCACGATCCACGCGCGGCGGGTTTTGGTTGAATCGTCAAACGTCTTTCGCATTGCGTTTCTCCTTTTTGGTTAAGAGCGGTTGGCCCGGGGCACGGCGCACCGGGATCAGGACAGCATACGGCTTTTCAACGGGAATGGAATAGGTGAACATTCCCTTGTTTTGTCCAAGCAATTCAAGGGCTTTGATCTTATCGTATTGCGAAAGCTCGACAGATACCTTGTTGATTTCCGGCGTGTTTTCCCCTGCGGCCACCGTGACCTTGTTCACCTTGATCTTGCGGATCGTCATGGCCGCGGCTGGGGTGATCCCGGCGGAGGGTTTGATCTCTAGGCCATCCTGTCCCCATTGGCACAGGTCCGTGATAGGCGTGTAGGCGATCTGCATGAGACCACGCACCACGTCCACCTGTCGGTTCTCGTATTGTTTGGCAAGGTCGGCTTCGCGTTGCAGGACGATGGATTGAATGCGCTCGGTGATCTGCCTGATCCGCATGTGTACTTGCGGGTCTTTCATCAGCTTCGAGGCTTTTACCTCGGCGCTATTTTGTTTGAGGTGCGGCCAGATGGTCAGTGCTGCCTTGGTCTGGTCTCCCCCGTTCGCCACATACTCCTCGCAGAATTGCCAGCGGCGAGGATCGACTTTCTTCGGGGGAGTAGGCGGGTTGGTGCGTGTCATGAATGCTTTATCGCTCCTGATTCAATGGCAGCTTTGTAGCAATCATCAAGACACCCGGCAAGCCATTTATCTACCAGTTCAGGCTGTCCATCATCGACCAGAATACAGAACGGGCAGGTAAGGATGCGGCCATTCAGTCCGGGGCTTTGCAGCATGAAACTGTTGATTGAAGCCCATGACCATAACAGCGGATCAAACCGTTTTCCTTCTATCGCATCCTTGGCATCCTGCGCGCCATTGCCGACGAGAT